GTTCAAGCAATGCAACTGTCGTTCCCACTGCAGCTTGTTGATTTCCCTCACCTACTTGCATGTCAGCTATAGATGCGAAACGCTGACCAGCCTGTACGACGACACCCATAAGTTGAAGAAGTGTTGCGCTTGGCTCTTTAAACGGAAGTGTCATAAAAGCATCTCTTATGTTTCCACCAGGAGCATCTACATCCCTGAATTCACCAGGTTGTATAGATTGCGCATCATCTCTAATTCTGATTCCTCTTTGCTTAAATCCAGCAGGTAAGTTTGATAAAGTTCCAGCATCTAATAATGATCTTAATGCTGAAGTTGCAGTTCTAGATAATCCACCAATCATATGGATTAAACCAAAGCCATAGAAACCTAGGCCAGGTAAAAATTTAAAATGTACAAAGTAAGAAATCTTTTGTCTCTTTGGATCACCTACTTCATAGTTTCTTCTAATACTTAAAACTTCACGAGAGTTTGTTTCTATCGTTACAATATAAGGAAGTTTAATTCCAGTTGGTTCCCCTTCGGGCCCTCGATCTTCAAAACCCTCAAGATCTAAGTTAACATGACATTCAAGTAATGTGAAGACATCTTCATTACGACCTGTATGTCTAGTTCCTTCTAATTCACGTTCTTTTTTATCTAAGTCATCTTGTTGCATATAACCAGGAGTAAGTTCTATATCTCTATAGAATCCTGTGACTTGTTGTTTTCTTAATTCATTTTCAGAAATTTTTAATCGATGAATAATCGATTCCGCGTCATCTAATGAGGTAGCTGAGTACGGAACGATTAAATCATCTGCGGGAACAAACTTTGATACAGCTCTTCCCATTAACTCGTCGTAGTAAACTTTTTTAAAAGCTGATCCAGCTAAAGGTAAATAAAATAACATTTGATCAAATTCAGGTTCATATTCTTTCATCTGATCCATGATTTGATAATTCATAAATTCTTTAACACGATTTGCTTGAGCTTCTCTTTCAGGAGTTACTGCTCCAATAATTTGAGTTCTTACAGGTCCTTGAGCCGGGAGCAATTCTTTATAAGCCAACGCTTGGAATTGAGTAACCGCTTCTGCTAGAACAGGATGCGTGGCACCTGCAGCACCTTGAAATGGTTCTGTTCGCTCTTCGTATTTAAATCCTAATAAATCTAAACCTTTAACATAAGCTTGTTCCCAATCTTGTCTTGAAGCTTTATAATCTGAATAATTATTAAATAATTCTGAACCAAGAGGCGCCAATATTTCCTCTGGTAGTAACTCTGCCAAATTGTCATAATGATTTTCTGATTGAGCCTGGTTGAAGGCTCCTGGTTCAAAATTAATTTCTACACCACCATCTTCTGTTGGTGTAATTTCAGTCTCACCTACATTAGGTAGGTCTTCTTGAATTTCTACATTCTCTTCGATGGCTGTTTCAGGACCTTCGATTTCAATTGATTTTCTAACTTCGTTTGGAAGTGCTTTGTCTATGTCTGCCATTAATTTTCTCCAATTTTACATCTTTAACAGTATTATAGTCAACATTCAAGCCCTGAGATTGTGGGCCTGATTTTGGTGGTATAGTCAAAGTTAATCTTTTAGGTTTTTTCATTTACCAATAATAAGTTCGTTTTTTTCTAGGTAGATCATTATCTTTATAGTCTTCTGGATGAATAATCAAGCCCCCTTGTCTAAATCTCATTAAAGCTTGTGTTGTACTATCTACTAAGTCATCATGATCTCCATATGGAAATGAAGCACACTCTTCAATAACTTCTTGAGCAAATTCTCTATCTTTAGGAGCCCAAATCATTCCAGACTCAAACATAGGTGCAACAGCATTTACTCTAGAATGTTTGTCATTACCTTTTGATGGAGAAAAATTTATTACTGGAATTCCCATTTGTCTAAGTTCATAAGTTAATGGAAGACCAGAAGCTTTAGCTTCAACTAAAACAGTTTCAGGTTGCCAATAATCATATTGTTCTTTTGCAACTCTTCTTAGTTCAGGAAACTCTAATCTTTCTTTTAATGCATCCAATAAAATTATGTGTTGTGGATCACCTTCATTTTCTTGAAAGATTCCCCAAGTTGTAATTGCAGAATAGTCAGCAGTTTCTTTTTTCATGAATGCTGTATCATAACTTTGAATAACATGTTGTAATGGCGGTAAATAATCTTTGTCCCAATCTTGCCACCATTCTCTTTTTAATAATGCACCTTCTTCTGCAGTTGGATTTTGCATATACTGTGCATTCCATTTTGCAATACCAGCTGATGCTTTTACTTTTTCTAATTCCTCTAACTTCCAATATTCTGGCCACACAGGTTTTCCTGAATCTAAGATTGCGGGAAACTCAATAACTTCCCATTGATCTGCTTTTGCTTCTTTAGCTCCAGCATTAACAAGTTGTGCTGTTAAATCTTTTGTAGACCATCTAGTCATAACAATTACAATTGCTCCACCAGGTTGCATACGTTGTCTAGGTCCTGATGTATACCATTCATATGCATTATCAAATGCAGTTTGAGAATTAACGTCTTGCTCTGAATGTGGATCGTCAATAATTAATAAATCAGCACCACGACCTGTTACAGCACCGGATACACCAACAGCAAAGTATTCACCTCCCCCATTTGTTTCCCAACGTCCTGCAGCTTTTGAATCTTCTCTTAATCTTGTTGTAAATAAATCTTGATATTCTTGTGAGTCAATTAATGTTTTAGCTTTTCTACCAAAACGAATTGCAAGTTCTGCTGTGTGAGTTGCTTGAATAATTTTTAAATCAGGTCTGTTACCAATCATCCATGCAGGTAAAAAATAAGATGCAAATTCTGATTTAGTATGCCTTGGCGGCATATTGATAATGAGTCTCTTACATTCTCCAGTTAAAATTCTATTAAATGCATTTGCTATTTCTGTATGATGTTTACCTTCAACAAATTCAGGCCAAGTATATTTTACAAATGATAAAAAATCTGTTCTGTATTTTTTTTGTGTAGTTTTTTTGACCCTAGTTAAAATATCTAATTTTAATTGTCTTCTAACTTTCGGATCTGCAATTTTATTAATTTGTTCTAAACTAAGCATAATATTTAATTATGGTACCAAAAACTATTTAGCAGGAATCTATGACTAAATCAAACACTATAGTGTATGTTTAGGATCCCTATATTTTGATTTGTACCCCTCCCCCCTTTTAAAAAGTTCGACTTTTGACTTTGGCTTGGTACCTCTATTAACTCTGGGTGGGACCCGCCCACATGCTCTATCCTCGGTGCGACATCTTGTCGCACCCTAGTAAGGGGTGCGACGTTATGACATATTGACTAGTCCATGCAATCCCTACAGTAGCCCTGTTTCCATGACCACGAATCAGGTCGCACGACACTACTACACCCACGACAAGTGTTCGTTGTAGCGCACCACTCGTGCGCCTTGGTTCGGGCTTCTTTTTTAGAGAAGCCCTGACCAATAAACTCTTCTGTTTTTTGCTTGACTAAAATGCCCATGACAACTGCTTATCCTGGTTATAATCAAAGTCTTTATCAGACTTAACTACTTCAATATTACTATCTTGCTTTCCAAGATTAGCATAAGCCACGTTTAATAAGTGGAACGTAGTATCTTTATTTGTGTTTTTTAATTCACACACCTTTTTAACTGCTTGAGCTGTTTCAAGATCATAGACCTCATTATCCTCAATGCTCACGCTAGGTGTGATGTTCTCGTAGTTTGTATGTTTTATTACTATATATGCCATTTTATTCCTTTCTGTTATGGGACATTATTAACATAATATCCCATAACCTGTCAAGTGTTATTTATTCTTTTTTTAAATTAGGTAAAGCTGTTAAATCTTGGTTCCAACTTAACCCTATCTTCTCACTTATTTTATTTAAAGAAATAGCCAGACTATCTGGTGTTCCTGCTTCCATAACAGTATCAATCGCTTTTTCTTCAAGTTCTTTTAACTGTTTAAGTTTAGCACCCTCTGGTCTTCTCTCTATTTCTTTTTCAGCTTGATTTGAAGCCCAACTTCTTAATTGCTCTTCACAATCAGATAATGACAATTTATTATCACTATCATAACCATAGCTTCTTTCACTTTTTCGTCTGAAGCTATAACCAAGTTCCTCGTCTTTTGGTTTTTTCTGTTCAAAAAAAGTTAGAGCTGTTGCCCTAGCGTCTTCTAACATTTTTTCAGCTTGTCTAAATTTATTGATGATTTTATCAGCACCAATTTTTTTAGATAACTTTGCAACAGCAACATCTGTTGCTTTTGTTTTAAACTGTTTTACCAACAGTTCTTGGTCTTCTATCAGTGGTCTAAATTGTCTTCTCACTTTATTTT